CTTATCCTGCGCTATTTTAACGTATTGTATAAAATGATCCGTATCTATATTACCGTTCATAGAGGTAAACTTTACTACGTCTTTTCTCGATATTAATAATGCCTCTGCCATAATTATCTAGGGTTTTTATATCCTTTATTTGGTGTATCTATAGGTCTCGTAGAAACTAGGTTAGGTTCTTCCGCAGAGGTAGGATCTATTATCCCTTCTTTTTCTCTTTTGCTTTTATAAGCTCTTTCTGCCTTAGGACTATTAGGATCTGGTTTTACTCCGTCCTTAAATATATAAGTCTTTCTTAAGAAGTAATGCTTACAGTTAGCCCCGCCTTTATGTAAAAATATATTATAGCTAGATTCTCCTTTAGCAGCTAGTTCGCTATTCGCCGTACTATTTTTATCTAAGTCCTCTTTTCTATAGACTCTTTTAGCTCTTACCATTTTACGGCAGAACTCTCTAGAGTTACCGCTAACGATTAAAGGAGCGTACTGATATCTTACTAAGTATCTTTTACCTGTTTCGGTCTCTCCGTCTAATTCACTTTTAGCCGTTGCTCTACTAGGTACTACGGAAGCTAAGCTTAGCATTTTATCTAAGGCCTCTTCCTGCTCGTAATCTACCGCTCTTTCGTCGAAAAGTTCCCAGCCCTGCTCTAATAGCTCCTCCTCCGTTTCGCCTAATCCTTCTAGGCTCTCTAATAACTCTTCGTCCGTTGGCTCTTCTTTACTAAGCTTTACTCCCGTTTCTTCTTCTCTAGCTTCGTCCGTAATAGCGTTATCTGTTTCGATAAACTCTAAAGGCTGAAGCGTTTTAAAATATAATTTAAGGCTAATCTCGTTAACCGCTAAAATCTGATCTATAGCGTCTATAATTAAATCTTGGTAAGGTCTAATCGTAACGTTCTGAAATAATAAAGAAGCCGTTCTAATTTCGTCTGCGTTATTACCTAGGCCGTTATTACCGTCTCTAATTCCTAAAAGTAAAGGAGAAGTAACTCTATGGCCTACCATTAGTTTAGTAGAGCATTCGTTAGCTAAATATTCGTAATGAGCGGGAGCGTTATCTAAAGGTATATCGTCTATAGTAGTCTTTTGCTCTGCGCTATTATTAAAAGCTATAATAACTTTTTCTCCTCTAGAACCCGTAAGCTTATGCATTACGTCGTTTTTAATCTGTAGCTGCTTCTCTCTATCTGGAATACCCGCGTTGAAGTTTACGACTTTTGTCCCCGAAAACCCGTTTTGTACATCGTTAATTAGGTAATCTGCTACTTCGCTCTCAAGCTCGGCGTAGGCTAGTGATCCCGCGTAATCGACGGGGCAGTAATAATCGTAACCCGAAACGTATTTTTTAATTATTTTAATCTCTGGCTCTATTCCGTTACCCATACCAAAAGCTGCTATTCTTTCGGGTTTATCGGTATTTTTTACTTTAGACCAATTAGGAGAATAGTAATAAGCTTCTATATCTCCGTCTTTATTATACTTTTCGGATCTTAAGGTCTGTCTCGGAAAATGCTCCGCTTTATAAACCTTTCCGTCCTTATATAATACTTGAAAAGAAGCCTCTCCTAAGAGTTTTAAGTCTAAGGCTACCTTCTTAAGGCATTCGTTCTTAAAGATCGATCTAAGGGCAGCGTATTCGTCCGTCTTAGTAGAACTATCTAAAGCGTCTAAGCCTTTACCGTAAATTAAATTACTTATTCCGTTTATAATAGCGTTATTAGTAGTACTATTAGTATAAAGGTCTATTAGGTATTGATAATAGTTATTATCCGAGCCGTAAGCGACCCAGTCCTTTTTTTTATCTTCTTGGACCTTAGGCCTATTATAAGAAGAAAGGTTTACTATATGTAAGTTATCCATTATATTAATATAAATTCGTTATCGTCGCTATTTACTATATAAGCGTTATTATTTATAGAATAAGTACTTACTGTTTGGTTAGTACAAAATATTTTATCTCTAAATATTACTTCGCTACTAGCGGTAATCTCTATAGTATAGTAAGTATCTTCTTTTAGAGTAAATATATCGCTATGCTCGTAGTAATAATCTACTTCCGTAAAAGAAGTTGCCGTAGAAGCGTATACTTCTTTATTAGTCGTCTCGTTAGTTATCTTAATAGTATAAGTTATTCCCGACGTATAGGATCTAGGAATAAAACTAAACGTTTGACTACTCGCTGACTCTTCTAATATTATCATACTTATATAATAAAAAAAAGTCTAATTTGTTATAATAAAAAAAGGGTAACTATATAGCTACCCCCTTTTAAATCAAATAAAAACTCGGTTTAAGAGTTCGTCCCTTCCGTAATCGTAATCGTTCCGCTTAATCCTGCGAAATCAGTTACAGAGAACGGATAGTCAGCGTCTATCGTATCCGAAGCCATAAAGTTAGCTGGTTCTCTTTCTTGAGCCGTTAACGTAAGAGTATATCCGCTAAGGTCACCCATCGATGCTCCGCTTACTATCGTACCTCCAGAAACGTCCGCCCCATGCTCTAGACCCATCATAAAAACGTTACCGTTATAATCTTCCACCGCTACGTGTGGTCTTCCGTAAGCTAGAAGTTTTAACTCTTTATTATCTTCCTTAGAAAGTTTTTTAAGAGTAAGGTTTAAAGTCTGCTCGTAGAATACCGTACCGTTTTCTCTCGAAGCCGTTACCGTTTGCTCAAAGCTACTATTACCTTTTAATTCATATTTAAAAGCCGTAAGGTCGTTAGAACTATCTCCCGTAAGATTAGTAATTTCGTCGTCTGTTTTAGTTACAGTTCCTAGATCTCCAAAATCTACGAAGTAAATATTTTTCAGACCACCGACTACGTCCTTACATGGTTCCTTACGCCCTCTTGTTAACTCGCATGCCATATCTTTTCTGTATTAAAAAAGGGTAGGCAGGCTCTTTGGCTTACCTACCCCTTTAAGTTAGTTGATTATTATTTATTATGGGTTATTAGCTGTATTAGCAATACCATAAGTTACGATATCTTCAACGATACCATACTGTACACCTGCAGTAAATCTCATTACTACGCGAACGTTATCCGAACCGTCTAAGTCGCTCATATCTAAAACCTTCACCTCGTTATGGTCTGCAAGCAAACCAGTACCGAAGAATAAGTTAGATTTCTCTGCTGCGATAGCATCATTATCAGCAAGACCGTTAGCTACGAATAATTTAACACCGTCGAAACTAAGAGATCCGTTATTCCACCATTGAGTACCCATAGCGTTAGTACCCGCTGCACCTAAGCCTGATGCACCGAATCCACCTAAAGCTCTTACATAAGCTCTTGCGATATTTTGAGATACATAAATATTTAAATCCTCACTTCCGTAGAGGCTAGAAGGAATAGCGTCAACGATTTTACCTAACTCTGTAATTACGTTAGCGGAAGTAATTGTAGTACCTGCAATTTCGTTTGCTACAGGTAAATCAGCATCGGCTCCTAATAAAGTAGATAATCCATTAAATTGTCCTGACGTAGCCGTACTTCCTGCCCAAATAGAGTTTTCTGTTCTCTGTGCTACTTTAGCAGCTACGTGAGAAATTAAGAAATCACTAAAAGAAGGAGGTAAATCGTGATGCGCCGAATAGCCCATCTGAATCGCTTCCCAATCAGAGATAAAGTCTTTCTTACATAATTGTAAGTTGACCTGCTGGAATTCTGGTTGAAGAACTCTCTCAGTAAGGGTAACTGTAGAAGTCGCGTCGAAGTCGCATGAAGCGTCTTTTACGATATCATTTGTAGATACCTTCTTAATTACCTCTTTGAATTTAACATTAGGCTTGACCGTAATCCCGCCATTTTCGATAGTAGATCCGCTAAGTAAAGCTGCGCTGATATATTGACCAGCTGACTCACCCGCGTATGTACTCGTAATTGAAGTTGTTGTTGCCATTTTATTTAATTATTAATTTTTGATATTTTACTTAATACTCTATCGTAAGTAGTCGTAGCTCTTTTTTGAGCAAATAGATTTAAATTACGATCTACTTCTTTTTCAGGGTTATGCTTAACCTTAGGAATCTCGGAAAGCTCTTCTTTAATTTCTTCTTTCACTTCTTCCTCTTTAATTTCTTCGCTAAGTTCTTCCTTAGGCTCTTCAGAAACTTCTTCGCTCATTTCTTCCTTACTTTCGATTATAGCCTTAATCTCTTCGATCATAGACTTAACCTCAGCAAGTTCTTCTTTAGTAGCGTATCCCATTTCTTCTTTATCTTCTTCGAGTTCTGTTTCCTCGTTAAGACTTTCCTCGCTAGGTTCTTCTTCCTCTTGAGCTGCGCCAATAGAGTCAATGATTCCTTCTTCTTTGACCATTAAGACGTTCCCGTCCTCTAGAGTATAGTCCCCTACGGGTAATGCTACTTTTTCGTCCTCTGTAACGATAAAGACCTCTTCTCCCGCAGCGAAAGACTCTGCTTCGATAATAGTCCCGTTTTCTAAAGTAGCCGTCGCTAGTTTAACTTCTTCCGTTTCGATAGAAAGAAGCTCTTTTGCTTTTTTAAGTACTTCGGTTGCTTTCATATAGTTATAATAAATTAATAAACATTCTGTTAGATTTTTAATCCGTCTTAGTTATATTCCCGATACCCTGCGCTTGAAAAGATCCGTCGCAGCATTTTCTAGAATAAGTTTTACCGTCTTTACAAAGACATCCCCTTCTATCGTTTTTAGGACTAGGGGCTTTTTCGTTATAGTCTCTCATTAACCCGCGTTTTGTGTTCTCTGAATAAAAAATATAATATCCCAAACCTTAGCACTACCACCGACCGAAACTATTTTAGGTGTAAGTCCGTTTTCTAAAGCGTTTGCGTCTAAATAGTATTGAAACATTAAATGTTGGTTCTGCGTCTCGTCGTTTCCTTTATAAAAGCCTAAAGATAAATTTATCCTATCGTAGTCGTCTGCGCCCGTTAACTTAAATTCTAAATGCGTTTGGTTAGCGTTTGCTGCGCTTTTTTTAAAAACTACGGTAGTCATATAAACGTCGTTTTCGTTTAGACCTACGAACTTATTAGTAACAGAGTTATAAAAATCTATACTAGCGTTACTTCTTACGGTACTTCCCGCGTTATTAGGTAAAGTAACCTCTACGCCGTCTGATAAAAGTAGCTTAGTAGGATCTCCTTCTCCCGTATAGAAAGTATCGTTATATCTAGACCATCCTAAATTAAGTCCTCCCGTTTGCGGGTAAACGATTACGTTATCGTTATTATGACCCATATAGAGACCTGTAGAGGTTCTAACTAAAGCTCCGTTTTCGATAGCAGAGCTATTAAGTTCCGCGTTAGTATCGTCGTCTACTTTTACTCTATAAGCTGTATTATGTATCGTAGCCATTAAATTAAGTCTAAAGATTTAAGTTTAGATTCGGCCCAAGACTTAGCGGTCTTACCTCCCCAGAGTAGATAGCTTATCGTACCGCATGCTTCGTTATCCGAAGGATCGTAATACTCTTCCGCTCTAGATAGATAACTATACATTCTTTTTATAGTCTCTACGCTAATAGGTTTACCTTGAGCCAATTGTTGTGCTCTAATCTTACCAACGGGTGTAGCGCATTTATTATTTACTTTCTCGTTTAGCTCTATACCTCTTTTAGCGTTATTTTTTACACTATCGGGGTAATCTCTATAGGATTCCATTTCTAT